TTTCTCTTCTATATCGGGCGACCCCAGCTTTTGTCATCCCTGCTCCAGACTTTGTAGATCTGAAATACTTTTTAGTTTTAGGTGGTTGTTTATCTTGTTTTCTCATTATGCCGTTTTCTTTTTCTTTGCAAATGTTGGGACGTTTGTTGGTTTACCACCTACACCTTGTGCTTTACTTCTCTTCCTTGCAACGGCACTCCGTCTTTGAGAGTCTGTCATACTCGCTGCTTTGGCAGCAGGGACGCACTTTGGATATTTTCTTTTTGATCCACTTGCAGATTTTCTTCCACATTTTTTAAAACCCCCACCTTTTTTCTTGGCACCAATGTCGACCCAATCTTGCTTGAACCATTTTTTTAAACCACCTTCTGCAAAATTTCTACGCACAGCCTATTCTTCTTTTTCTAGCAAGACCAGCTACTTGACCACCAGATCCATATTTAGGTTTATTAATTTTACCACCCATAGCTTTACTAGGTTTAGGTCCTTTAAAATCTTTTCTCTTTACACCAGAAGGATCTTTAATTTTACCTGCGCAAATCTTGCTGGCGTATGCATTAGCATATGCTGACGGATAAACTGCAAATTTTCTTTTCGCTGCGGCTTTACCTCTAGGACATAGTTTAGTCATTATGATCTCGCTGTTTGTTTTGCTCTTTTAAAGTCAGATGCTTTTGGTGCACCCTTTGCACCTTTTTTTCGCATTTTACCTCCACGTTTTCTTTTAGCGTGAATGTTTGCGTATAAACCGGGTCTAGCCATTATTTTTTTCCTTTTTTAGCTAGTCCACCTTTTTTAGCATAACCCATTTTGTTTCTAACTTCGATAGGTAGTTTTGCTAAACCAGGATTTTTTTTAGAATCAACTTTTTTTAATTTTTTTGCTTTGCTCATTTTAGGGTTTGAAGAACCGTCCTTATACATCATTCTATTTGACATTCCGCCACCCATCATTTTTTTTCTCATTATTTTTTTCCTCCGTTTTTAAAAATTTGAGTTCCTTTTATACCATAAATACTAGCCACGACAAGAATCCATAAATTTGTAAACCAGCTGGGCAGCTGTTGAAACTGTTCAAAGAACATTTTTATCTTCTCTGCTGCACCCGGATCGTCCGAGAAGACCCCCCAAGCGATCACTAAAATTGGCGCCGTTAATACGAGCAAAACGAACTCGTCTTTCCAGTCCGATTGTCTAGCTTCTAATAATTTGCCTTGGTATTCGCTTTCACCTTTAGCCATTTTAGAGGCATGCATGTGCTGTGCATCAGCCATCGCCATCTTTGTCTCTTGTTTTTTCTTATAGATGTGCGTTGCCGCGTTTAAACCTAGCTTTAATGCGCTAAACCACATAACTAGTACGCTTTAGAATTTCTTTTCTTTTCTGCTAACATTCTTTTCTGACCACCAACTGGCATTTCAGGTTTTCCTGTAGCAATAAAGTTGAAAGCACCATCAGCAGTAGTTTTAGATCTAGGATCTATCTCTAAACTTTGCTCTGGAACTTTAACTTCTTTTGATTTTTTATAGTTCATCATAGTTTTTGCTCCTTTTATTAATTATCATCTATCATAACTTGCGCTTGTTGTACACCAGTCTTTGCAAGACTGACTCCAGCACGCAATTTAGCTAAATTTTCGTTTTGTTCGAGCTTATCTTCTGCAATTTGACCTGCTTGCATTAATTTTGCTCTGTTTAAATCTTGATTTGCCTCATCAGCTTGTTTTTTACGTTCATTTTCCATTGCTCTAAGGTCAACTTCACGCGATTTTAGTTTTAAAAGAGGGTCAGAATCAAATTGTGACGTAATTTCTTTTTCTTCTTTTGCAAAATCAGCTGTTAACTCAGAAATTAACACTGCTTTTCTAGCTTCTATGTCTTGAGAAAGCTTTTGTATCTGTTGTTGAGCCATTGGATCTTGTTGAGCTTGTACTTGTAGCACTTGAACTTGTTGTAATTGCTCTGCAAACTCTAATTCTACCTGTTCTTGTGCCATTAAACTAATGTGTTCAAGTATATTTTTCTGTATTGCAGCCATAACAGCAGGATTATTTTTCACAATGTTTGTAGACATAAAAGTTAAGTGAGATGTTACGTGTGCTCTGTGATCTTGACCACGAAAAGCTTGAAAAGGTTTCATACCTAAAGCATTTATGTGTTCTAAACTTGGGTCCATTGGTGCCATTGGCGCTGGTGGAGGTAGTATTTGATCTATATTTTTTACATTTAACGCTTCATACATTTTTCTGTACGCTGCATAAAGATTATGTATTTGTGGATTAGATGTTGCAAGTTGCAATTCTGTTTGTGCCATAGATATTCTCTGTGCCATAGAAAAAATATTTGGATCTGCAACAGGTAAAATATCTACTCTGTTATCAAAATCCATTTGTTTAATTTCTCTTCTGCCGCCAACCACGTCAAATGGATATACCGGTGGTAAATATGTTTTAAATACTTTAGCAAGTAATTTAAATTCTTGTTTCATACCTGCGTACAATCTTTTGTGTATTGCAGACATAACTCTTGAACCACGTTCTAATAACGCAACTGTAGTTCCAACTGCAGCTTGTTGGTTTCCTTCACCAACTTGCATATCAGCAATAGCCGCGAATCTTTGACCTGCTTGTACAACTACACCCATCAATGCTAGTAAAGTCTGTGATGGTTCTTTGTATGGTAATGTCATAAATGCATCTCTTAAATTACCACCTGGTGCATCTACATCTCTAAATTCACCTGGTTGTAATGGAGCTGCCTCATCTCTAACTCTAATACCTCTTTGTTTAAATCCTGCAGGTAAGTTCGATAAAGTTCCTGCATCCAATAATTGACGGAGTGCAGCAGTTGCAGTTCTACTCAATCCGCCAATCATATGGATCAATCCAAAGCCATAAAATCCTAAACCCGGTAGAAATTTAAAGTGTACAAAATACTGGATCTTATTTCTTTTTGGATCTGTTGGTTCGTAGTTTCTACGAATTGATAAAACTTTTCTTGAAGTCTCGTCTACAGTTACAATGTATGGTAGTTTAATACCTGTTGGATTCATCTCTGCATCTTTATCTTCAAAACCTTCTAAATCTAAATTTACATGACACTCTAACAAAGTATAAATCATTTCTTGTTTACCTGTTTTTTTAGTGCCTTCTAAATCATGTTCTTTAGCTTCAACATCATCTTTCATTGTTGATTGTGGTTTTTGTAATTCAATGTCAGAATAAAAACCATTTACTTGTTGTTTACGTAAATCGTTTTCTGATATTTTTATTGTTTGAATAATGGCTTCCGCATCCTCTAATGAGGTAGCAGAATACGGAACCACTAAATCATCTGCTGGAACAAACTTAGAAACAGCTCGTCCTAGTAAATCGTCATAATAAACTTTTTTAAATGTTGAACCTGCAAGTGGTAAATGAAATAACATTTGATCAAACTCAGGTTCATACTCTTCCATTTTTTCCATCAACTCATAGTTCATGTAATCTTTAACACGTTGTGCCTGTGCTTCTTTTTGTTGATCTGGATTACCAACTATTTGTGTTCTAACAGGTCCTTCTGAAGGTAATAATTCTTTATAAGCTCCTGCTTGGAATTGTGTAACAGCTTCTGCAAGAACTGGGTGAGTTGCACCACTTGCTCCCTGAAAGGGTTCTGTTCTGTTATCATATTTAAATCCTAAAAGATCTAAACCGTTTGTGTATGATTGTTCCCAATCTTTTCTAGAAGCTTTGTAGTCCATATAATTTTCTACAAGTTCAGAACCAATAGGATCTGTAATATCTTCTGGTAATAATTCTGCTAAATTGTCAAAGTGATTTGGTGTGCCTTCTATGTTTACTTTACCTGGTTCAAAGTCTACTTGTACACTACCATCTTCGTTAGGTATAACTTCTACGCTAGGGTCTTGCGATTCTATCGCTTGCTCTTCTTGTATTTCTATTTCTTCTTGAGGATCAACCTCTATCGATGTTTTTACGTTTGGTAACGATTTGTCTATATCTGCCATTTATTTTCTCCGGTGTATCCGCCACTTTAACTTGTTTTAAAGGAATATTCAACCCCTGTGGATTAGGTCCTCTTTTGGGCGGTATTGTTTTAGTTAGTTTTTTCATTAAAAGGGTAAATCTGGTAGATCGTCGTCTGCGCCTTGACGTTTTAACATTTTCTTTGCAGGAGATGTTTCTTTAAGTCCTAATTTTTTTTGCACTGATATTGGCAACATATCAGCCTCGTAACCCATTGCTTCTAAATCTTTTAATGAAATATTTTCTGCACCAAGCTCATCTATCAATTCGTCTAAATCTTCTAATCCAACTTCAACATCTTTCATCTTACCATCCATATCTGCTTTGACCGTAAATTCCTCATATTCATCTGGCGGAATTCCTTTAGTGGATTCGTCACCAATGCCTTTGGTGTAGACCATTTCTTCTTCATAATAACCAAAACCATCTGGGTCACCAGATTTTTTGTTAATTCTTATATTACCTGTAGTAAGATCTTCATACAATTCATAGTCTTTGTAAACATAAACAGCTTCTCTATCTACAGTAGCAAGTCCTTTAGTGTTATCTGTTCCGAATTTTTTTATTTTATCCGCTAATGTAAAAAAGTATTGTGGAACGACTGGTTTTATTGGTGCAGCTTTTTCTGCAACTTTAGTTACCGTTGCAAATTCATCACCAACGCCTAACATCTTAGCGATCATAACTGCTCCACCTGCACCAGTGGCTTTTAAAAAGTTTCTTCTGTTTGTACCTTGTTTTGTTAATAACTCTTCTATCTCTTTATCCATAGTTTCTCTTGTAGTTTTATCTACAGGTAGTTTTCTAGATTTTGCATATGCCTGTAAAAGTTTATAACCAGGAAATATTGGTGCTGTAAGTTCCATACCAAGTGTAAATTGATCAGCTAAAATTTTTGCACCTGCAGTTTTTCTTTCATCTTTCATTTTCTGTTCTTCATCTTTAATTAATTTAGCGAGACCTGTTTTTTCTGTAATAACTTTTGTTCCTTCATCACCAACTAAATTATTTAAAAAGTCAGTAAATATTCCTGTGCCTTCAATACGAGATTCACTTAAAGGCAAAGGCTGATCTGTGTAGTCTTGAACGTATCCTTGGTTTGTTGAAGGTTTAATTTTGAATGCAGGTTTTTGTATTAGATCTGCTACAAATTGACCAAATGCTGGTAATATTCTTGCACCAAACTCACCAATACGAATACCACTTTGAACTATTCTATCTGCATAGTACGGAAGGTTTCTTGGATCAATCATGTCGTTTATTATTGATATAGGATTCATTGTTTCTCTAAATGTTTTTGCTGCAGGTAACTCTGCATCTGGATTTAAGAAAAAGTATTCTAGCTGTGCTGCAAAGTCATCATCTGCTCCTGCTGCACCACCTCCGCTAAATCCAACACGGCCACCGTTTGCTGCTTGAAAAGGATCTATATCAGGTTGATCACCCGCGCCTTCTTCAAGACCACTTGTTACTCTGTCTTTTAATTCTTGTAAAAAAGCTTCTGCCTTTACTCCACGTTCGATTCCTTTTTGTAAAGCTGCCTCTGGATCTTGAGTGTCTGCTGCAATTGCTAAAGGTATATTTACAGCTTTTCCTATATACGGATCTTTAATTAAATAAGATCCTGCGCTAGCTAAAGACTCTGTTAGCGGAAGACCTGAAAACATACTTAAAGTAAAATCTAAAGGACTTAATACAACGGCTCCTCCAGGAATTTTATTTGTTAAAAATTTAAAATTATCCATTTTAGATTTTATATTTTGTGCCTCTCCTTTAAAAGTTCCTGTTTTTTCTTTTATAGTTTCTGTTGGACTTTTAATTTTAAACTCAGGATCTGCTGCTTTATTTAATAAAATTCTTTCTGCATATTTTTTATATCTTTTTAAATTATCAACAAAACTTAAATTTAAACCTCTACCAATTGCATTTATTTCTGGTTCAGTTAAATTTTTTATCTGACCAGACATATTTGCTTTTTGAGTTGATATAACTAATTTTTTTAAAGGATTAGTTTGCACTTCATCTAAATGATCAATAACTAATTTATCACCACCCTCTTGAAGAGCTTTATTTAATGTTATTGTTTCTCCTGGATTACGAGGATCATCTATTTTTATCTTTTTTAATTTTTCAATATCATTATAAACAGTTGCTGCTTCTTTAAACAAAGGATCATTTATGTCTATATTTTTAAAAGTGATAAGTTTATTTGTAGTTAAATCTCTAAATTTAGCAGTGGCTATTGTGTCTCCACTAACGTGTTTAAATAATTTTCCACCATTTTCAACGTGTCGTGATAATTGTGCAAGAATATAACTTTTAGCATCGAAAAATCTAGTTCCAGCTTTTAAAATATTTGTTCGCGACGCTACTGATATAGGATAATTTTTTACCATTTTATCAAAAGTTTTAACTGTTGTTTCACTAATATTTTTAATATCGTCTGCTGTATATTTTTGTCGTGGCTGAGATACTCTAGAAGTTATTGATTTTAATTTAGAATATAACTTATCAAATCTTTTTTTATTAGCCTCAGTTAAATACATTTTAATATTTTGTTTTGTTCCTCTTTCTTCTGATCCTAAAGCTAGAATAGGTAGATCACCTCTGTTTACATCTAAAACTAATTTGTTAAATTTTGCTTTTTTTGCATCAACAACTCTAGGATCCTCACCAGGTGATTTAATTAATGTATTATAAATTTTTTCTCCTAAAGCTTCTTTTATATTTCCCCTAAAATTTGATCGTGATTCAATTTTAGTTTGCTCTGTTTGTATTCCTCTTTTACCAGTTCCAAAAACAGATTTTTCACCTTCAAGTTGATCTAGAATATCATCTATGTAAATTTTCTTTGGATTTGATGCTTTTAAATTTTTGTAAATTTGTTTTATCTTTTCTAATCTAGCTTCAATTACAGGACTTCTTTTTTTACTTGCTTGTGACTCTAAAAATAATTTTTTAATATCTTCATCTATAAATCTTTGAGCATCAGCTTCTGTTGCAAACACAGCTTGTTCTCCTGTTCGACCTAAATAACCAAGTGTGTCTGCAGGCACTGTTAATCCAGTTCTAACACCATACTTACCTCTAAACTTAGGATTTGTTCGTGAACCTCCAATAATTAATTGAGGTTTTGCAAAACCAGTTCTATCTCCATAATTTTCACCAGAGATAGTACCTCCACCAATAAAACCACCGTCTTCATACGTTCTGTTAAATCTATTAAACTGTTCTGTTTGTTCTACTTCTGCTGGTTTATTCTCTGGTAATTGATCTAAAGTTTTTATAGCATCAGGACCATACTTTTCACCTATCTCTCTAATCGCCTTTTCAAGATCATCGTCTAATAAAGCAAGCTTGTTACCTAGACTTGTATCCTCGTCATCAATAAATGTATTTCGTAGTGGATCAAATATATAAGCCAACGATGCCTCCTTTTGCTCCTCTAAAATGTTCTCTGCCCCCACCTTTTCTTCCAGCACCCGTAGACATCCTCATATAATCTTTAAGAGATTTTGTACCACCGCTATTTATATAATATCGATAAGCTTCCATCATATCTCTAAAAGCTTTATCTTCTGCAGATGCAAAATCTATTTCTACTACTTCATCTGAACCGTCACCAAAATTAACACGTCCACCTTTTGCAAAATCAATAGGTTCTGGTTCTTCTAATTGAAAATCAAAATCTACTTCATCTACATCAATACCTTGTTGGTCTGCCATCTCTTCTTTGACTCTCAACAACGCTTCGTTAGCATTTGTTTCTTCACCTGATTTTAATATATTTTTTGCTTTGATTAAAACTTCTGCTTGTTCTTTTGTATAACCTTCGTTTGTTAAATCTACCAGTCTAAACTCAGTGTCAAAATTTTTAATTAATCTCATCGGTAAATCATCTAGTTTTCTTGTCTGACCCTCTACTAGTGGTTTGACATTCTCTCCTGACACTTGATCAGCTTTTTGTAAGAAACCTTTTAATATACCTTCTGCGTCTTTACCTGATAAAACTACGGTCTGATCCTCTTTCATAGGTATCACACTTGACTCAGGAACTTGTTGAGATGCTTTGTTAACTCTGTAGTATTCTTTGTAGCCGTCTGGATCTATTGTTTGTAATGCTTTTTCTAACTCATTAATGTTTTCACCGTGATAGGTAATTCGCTCCATTCTCTGAGTTGGTTTGTCTGCATAATAAAATCTTGCATCATCACCTGCTGACTCTGGGTTTTTATATTTGTTAAACGAATCTAGTTCATCTGTAAGTCTTTGTTGTACCTCTGTTGGTGTCATGTATTCTAAAGCATTCTTTGGTCCGTCTTTTTGAATAGGTTCTATATTGTTTCTTTTAACCCAATTAAATATATCTTCGTTGTCTGGATCAAAGTTGTCTAACTTTTGAAACACTTGATTACCAAAATGTTTTCGCCAGATTCTAACCGGATCTGGTGCAAAGAAATCTGCGCCACCGTAATGGTGTTTACCTTCTTTTAGATTGTTATATATTTGATCATCTAGTTTTATAATTCCTGCTTCATGGAGCTTGGGTAAAAAGTAACTACCGTAACCTCTGTACAAAGAAGAGTTAGGTCTATCGTATCCTTCACCATCGTATAATCTTTTCAATCTTAGTTTTCTTTCATCAGAAACTTTTTCAGGTGCAAAGATATCTTCTGTCTCTTTTATTTTCTTTTGCATATCTGCTACATTTTTTTGAAACTTTTCTAACACCTGTTCTAGCGTTAACATTTCATCTGGCAGATTATCTACTCTCTTGTTAAATATATCATCAACATTTTTACCTTGTTCAGTAAGTCCTCTTGCAAGTTTATCTTTTTCTTTTACCACTCTTCTGTAAACGCTAAGATTGTATAAGATGTTATCTTTTTGCATTTGTGAAAGTCTAACGTCTGGATTGTTTTTGATAAATGTAATTGTTTTTTCAAACCTGTCTGCAAGATCGTCACCATACTCTCTAAGCAGTGAATATCTGTTCTCAACACCTATGTTTCTAACACTAAAAGGATTAAATGTGCTTGCATCAGTCAGTTTAGAACCAATAATTGTAAAATCACCAACCTCATCTTTGGTTAGTTTTCTACCTATAAACTCTACACCTGCTGGTGTATCTGCAATACCACCTTTTGGTTTAGGTGATTCTGACATTAATTTTTGTAATATTTTTATTAAATCATCCATAATACACTCGTTTAGGTTTAGAATCTGACTCCTCTACATAATCCTCCGGGTGTTGTACGAAGCCACCTTGTCTAAATCGCATGAGCGCCTGGGTGGTTGAATCTACCAAGTCGTCATGATCGCCATATGGGAAAGCTGCACATTCTTCCATGACGTCGTCCGAGAACTTTTGTTCAGGACACCATATCATACCAGATTCAAACAGCGGTGCAACAGAATTTACACGAGCATGCTTATCGTTTCCTTTTGACGGGGTAAAATTCATGACAGGTATATTCATTTTTCTTAATTCGTAGGTTAATGGCAAACCACTAGCTTTTGCCTCAACTATCACCGTTTCAGGTTTCCAATACTCGTATTGCTCTAGAGCTTTACGTCGTAGCTCTGGAAACTCAAATCGTTCTTTGATTGCATCTAACAATATTAAATTAGCTCCTGAGTCTTCGTCAGGATAAAACACACCCCATGTTGTTATCGCACTGTAGTCTGCTGTTTCTTTTTTCAAGAACGCTGTATCATAAGATTGTATAACATGATGTAATGTTGGAATGTAATCATGTTTCCATATTTGCCACCACTCACGTTTTAATATTGCACCTTCTTCGGCTGTTGGGTTTTGCATCCACTGTGCATTCCATTTGCCCGTGGGCAGTGTTGCTTGGACCTTCTCTAATTCATCTAGTTTCCAATACTCAGGCCAAACAGGTGCAGCTTTCTTTGTTCCGTGGTCCATGATTGCTGGAAACTCAACCACGTGCCACTGATCAGCTTTCGCTTCTTTTTGGTTCGCGAGTAATTTTCCTGTCAAATCTTTGTTAGACCATCTCGTCATGACGAGTACGATCTTACCGCCTGGTTGTAAACGTTGTCGTGGACCTGATGTATACCATTCGTATGCTGACTCCATTGCTGTAGGTGACAGTGCATCTTGCTCTGAGTGTGGGTCGTCAATGATAAGTAAGTCTGCACCACGTCCAGTGATTGCACCACCAACACCAGCTGCGAA